CCAGCCTGCCAAAACTCAAGACAGCATTATCGGGCCAGCACGCGGGAGGTTGCTAAGGAATGGAGGACTGACAACCGAGCGGTTTCGCGAGTTGCAGCTAGACCGCAACTTCAAGCCAGCCACACTTGATCAAATGCGGGAGCTAGAGCCTGCCGCTTTTGAACGTGCAAACCTGTAGAAGACGACAGCGAGGAAGATATGAGCGACAAAGACGTTGAAGATACCGAGAAGCCGGCTGATGAGCCACAAGAGAATCCTGGCGTGTCTCCCGAAGAGATCGAGGCGCTAAAGGAAAGCGTCGCCAAGTTGGAGGCCAAAAACCGGGAACTTGCCGAGGAAAAGGCCAAGGCCAAAAAGGCGGCGGAAGAGGCGGCGATGGAGCGCGCCAAAAAGGACGGCGATTTAGAAAGCCTTGAAAAGTCGTGGGCTGAGAAGCTGGAAAGCGCCAAGTCGGAGTTGTCCGGCGAACTCGGTGAGTACAAGCGCATGGTGAGCGAAATCACCAGCGGTTCCGAGGCGCATAAGCTGGCGGCTGATCTTGCCTTGCCAGGCCATGCAGAACTGCTGCTGCCGCACATTCAGGGCCGACTGCGTACTGAGATCCGTGACGGCAAGCCCGTCGTCAAGGTTCTGGATGCTGAGGGCAATCCCAGCGCCCTGACGGTCGATGATCTTCGCAAGGAGGTCAAGGAAAACCAAGTTTTCGCTCCGATCCTTGCGGGCAGCAAAGCCACCGGCGCGGGCAGTGCAGGCAAGTCCGGCGGCGCGGCACCGGCCAAGGGATGGGATGAGATGACCGACACGGAGCGTGTTAGTCTGAGGCGGGAGGACCCGGACGAGTATCAGCGCGTGGTAGACGCCTTCTACAACCGCAAAACTTGACCTAAAGACAGCAATGATGGTATAACCAGCGTATGAGGTGAGACCACCCCTGCGGGGTGCGATCATCGGGGCCTGCGGCCCGCAGTAGATTTCACGATCTTCTGGGGCGCGGGCTTTTTTATGCGCCTCAGTCAACATGACACATGAGGTGCTTAACATGGCTTCCGTTCGTCTTTCTGACATCATTGATGTCACTGTTTTCCAGGATCTGCCTCCGGTAGATGGCCCTGAAAAAACCGCTTTTTTTGACTCCGGCGTTATCGTTCGCAACGCTATCCTCGATCAGGCTGCTGCCGCTGCTGGCAAGACTGCCGAGCTTCCGTTCTGGAAGGACATTGATCCTAGCGATGTCCCGAACCTGACTAGCGACGATCCGGGCGAGACCAGCACGAGCTTCAAGATCGAGCAGGGCGTGCAGGTTGGCCGCAAGGCTTTTCTGAATGCTTCCTGGTCTGAGACTGACCTGGCTGCCGAACTGGCGCTTGGCGGTGATGCGATGACTCGCATTCGTGCGCGGATTGACACCTACTGGCGGCGGCAGTGGCAGCGTCGTCTTGTCGCCACGCTCAATGGCGTGCTGAACGGTAACGTGGAGAACGACGACAGCGATATGGTCGTGGACGTTTCGAAGGCTACCGCCGATTCCGATAGCCGGTTCCAGCGGAAGAACTTTACCGCTGCGGCTTTCACGCTTGGTGATGCCTACGATGAGATCACCGCGATTGCCGTGCATTCCGTGGTTTATCGTCAGATGGTAGACAATGACGACATTGACTTCATCCCGGACTCCGAGGGGAACATGGTCATTCCGACCTACCTCGGCCATCGCGTGATTGTCGATGACGGTATGCCGGTTGAGGAAAGCGACGATGACCCGGTGTTCACCAGCGTGATCTTTGCACCGGGCGCTGTTGGCTTTGGTGACGGCGCTCCTCCGAATGCTACTGAGGTGGACCGCAAGCCCGAGGGTGGCAACGGTGGTGGCGTTGAGCTGCTGTACAGCCGCAAGACCTACCTGCTGCATCCGTTCGGTTTCCGCATTGCTCCGACATATGAGCCTAGTGCGAACAGCTTCACGCTGGCCGAACTTGCCAACAAGGACGCTTTCGAGCGTGTGGTGGATCGTCGCAACGTGCCGCTGGCATTCCTGAAGACTAACTAAGGGCAAGGCCCGTCGAATCGGCGGGCCTCCCTTTTGCGGGAGGCATGATGGATCAGAAGTCACTGATTATGCGACAGCTTGAGGCGCAGTCACGCGAGCGCAAAAAGTCAGAGCAGAAGCGAGTTGAGGCGCTGAAAGCCGAACTTGAGGCTGCCAAGCCTAAGCGCAAGCCCAAACCGAAGCCTGTCAGCGAATATCCTGATGAGTAAATACGCGCAGCCGACTAGCCGCCAGTTCGCCTGGTGGTGGGCGCAGCAGAACCGTCGCCGGAGGAAGAATGTACAGCAGACGTAAGCGCAAGCGGAACGGCAAATGACACTGGAAGTGGGCAAGCGTTACCGCGTCAAGGGCCAAGTCGTCAGCATCCGCCAGAGTAACGCTCAGGGGAGCAAAAAGGCGGCGGTTACCAGCGAGGGTCGGGTGATCAACTTTGGCGCGGCTGGCGCTCGCGTTCGGCCCGGCACGGATGCCGGGAACGCTTATTGCGCTCGGTCTGCTGGAATTAACTCGCCGTCAGATCGGCTGACTCCCAACGATCTCGCCCGTGCGGATTGGCATTGCGTGGGATCTGTGAGCAGAGAGGACGGGCCAAGCCCGATTGATTGATGCCTGCGATGCGCTGCACCAAGAATGGACGCCGGGGATGGAAGTGGGGCCAGAGCGGCACTTGCTACGTAGGCGAGGGCGCTAAGGCAAGGGCAGAGCGTCAGGGCAGAGCAATAAGAGCGGGTGGATATAGATGAGCATCACGGTTAACACAAACAGCTACGTCACCCGGCAGGAGTTGATCGACTACGCTGCACCGCGTGGCGTGACGGTTGACGACAATGAGCAGGCTGATATCGCGCTGGTTAATGCGGCGGACTTTCTGGAGACTTATGATAGCCAGTTCTCCGGTCATCGCACAGACCAAGATCAGGATCTAGCTTGGCCGCGTGACGGCGCAACGATCCGTGGCTTTGAGGTGCCGGACGATGAAGTTCCGCCGCTGGTAAAGCAGACGCAGATGGAAATCGCGTTGGACTTGCTGGCAGGCGTTGATTTGTATAACCGCGAAGATCGGCAGATCGTCACCCGCGAGCGCGTGGATGGCGCTGTTGAAGTCGAATTCGCCACGCCGAACGTCGTGGGCGTGCGTTTGCAGCAGAGCAAGGCGCTCAATCTGCTGCGTATCTTGACTGACGGCCACAACATCACGCTGAAGCGGCGATGAGCTTCTACGCGGGCCTACAGGAGACGGCGGCACGATTGCTTGATCAGTTCGGTCAAGCGGTTGCCTTTGTCCGCATCACCGGCGGTGGAATCGATCCGGTTACCGGAGACGACACCAGCACCACCGAAACGATGGAGACAGTTGGCGTGCTGCGTCGGTTTCCGGATAATTTGGTTGATGGAACGCGAATAAAATCCACGGATCGAGAGTTGGTGGTTCGCGCCACGGATTTGACGCCAGAAATCAGCGACACGGTGATGGTGGGCGGAGAAGAATTCCAGGTTGAGGAAATCCAGACGAGCACGCCTGCGGGCACTGATCTGGTTTATTTCGTGAGGGTGCGGCGATGACGTGGACAGTTGACATCGGCGCTATTGCTGACAACTTGAATCGCGACCTAGATCAGGTGGCGCGGGCCGTCAAGATCAGCCTTTTCAACGGCGTGATCCGTGATACGCGAGTTGACACTGGCCGACTTCGCGGCAACTGGCAGACGACCACCGGACAGCCTGCACGCGGCACGATTGAACGGCTTGACCCTAATGCCACCATTGCGACGCGAGACGTAGAGCAGACGGTTCAGGGCGACACGGTGGACTACCTGACGAACAACCTGCCGTATGCGGAGGTGTGGGAGCAGGAGGACGGCATGGTTTCCCGCAATGTGGCGCGGATTCAGCGCACGGTCGAGGAAGAGGTGCGTCGTGTCCGTCGTTAAGATCGATCAGGCGTTTGTGTCCAGCTTTATTGCTGGCGACTTCGGGCTAGAGGTCGCGCATGAGAATCTGCCGTTCAGCCCGACTACCGGCACCGAGTACGCTGAACTGCGGACGCTTGCCAATGACGTGACGGCTTACGATCTTTCGACGCGGGATATTACCGATGGCGTGTTCCGCGTGATCCTGCGCTATCCCGCGAACAGCGGCGCAATCGCAGCAAAAACCAAGGCGGATGAAATCTTTTCCGCTTACCCGATTGGCAGTCTTGTCACCTACGAGGGACAGGCAGCCACAATAATCAGCCAGCAGCGCCAGCCGGGCGTTTCTGAGGATGGCTGGTATTCCCTAGTGTTAACGCTCGGCTATCGAGCAAAATTGCAGAGGTCATGATTATGAGTATTTCAGGAGCTTTTACGAGCGCTGGTTCGACGATTGGCATCGCTGACGGCCTGCCGACTCAGTTCGACGACGACAGCACCGACGGCTTTCCGAGCCTGTCTTATGCCGACATCGGTGAGGTCACTGATCTTGGCGAGTTTGGCCGTGAGTACAACCTGGTGACCCATCAGCCGCTGGCCGAGCGCCGCACCGTCAAGCGCAAGGGTTCTTTCAACGATGGATCGATCACCTTGCAGGTGGCCCGTGTGCCAGGTGATGACGGTCAGGCCAAAGCCATTGTTGCCATGGACGAAGACGAGCCGCGAGCCTTTGAGATTGAGCTTCAGGACGGCACCAAGCTTTACTTTGCTGGCGTCGTGATGAGCTATCAGACCAACGTCGGCGGTGCCGATCAGATCACCAGCGCGTCGATCATGATCGAAATCACCACCGAGATCGTTGAAGTGGACGCTGGCGCCTAATCCGGCTTAGCCGGTAGGGGCGGTGAGGTTTGCTGTCGCCGCGCCGCCCCGTCTTTTACAATGACAGCATGACAGCCTGAGGTAAGACAGCATGAAATTGACAGATATCGACACAGTACGCGGATCGGACGAAGGCGCGGTGATGACCGTCCGGCATCCGGGGACCGGCGAATACATCGAAGAGATGTGGATCAAGCTGGCCGGGCCTGATAGCAAGATCGCCAAGCAGCGACGGGCAGAGATTCGTCGCAAGATGCGCCGCATGAATCGCAACAACTTGGACTTCGACGCGCTGGAAGCTGAGGCTGACGAGACGCGGGTTGCCGTGACGCTGGACTGGGGCGGCATTGAGATCGACGAACCGCTCACCTGCACGACTGAAAACGCGCAGCGGGTCTATGCCGAGTTCCCGTGGCTTGCTGAGCAGGTTGACGAGTTTCAGGGTGACCGCGCAAATTTTATCGGGAAGCGCTCGAAGCGGCGCGGACGTACCAGAGATTCCGAGGATGGCTAGACGCCACGCCGGAGAAAGCACAGAACCCGCGTGGCCGAGACTACGCGGGCGCGGCGCCACCGCTCGGAGCGATGCCTGAACTGGTCGAGTACACGTGGGAAATCGGGCCTGTGATGCCTGGCGCGATGGGACCGGTGCCTATCGACTGGCCGCAGATTGCCGCATGGCAGCAGGCGCATGGCTTGGAACTAGACGCCTTTGAGCTGGACGCCGTGCGGGACCTGTCCGCTTGTTACGTGGAGTATCTGCAAAAGGGCCGGAGCCGCAGTTGTCCGGCACCGTGGACTGACCCGGATCAAGTCAACCGCGACGCGGTAGAGGCAAAGATCCGAGAGCAGTTTGCCATTTTTAGCCGCACTAGGAAGAAACGCTAATGGCGACACTGACAAGCCTGACACTGGAAGCCGATAGCAGACCGATCCGTCGCGCTACTCGTGACGTGAATGAGCTTGGCCGTCGCGGCCAGGCTGCCGGTCGGGACATGGGTCGATTTGGTCAGCAGACCGGTCGCGCTACGGCTCAGACTCAGCGACTGTCAGCGGCTGCACGGACTTTGACCCGAGTGCTGGGCGCGGTAGGCATTGGGCTTTCCGTTCGTGCGATGCAGTCGTTTGTGTCGTCAACCATTGATGCAGCAAATGAGATCGGCAAGCTGAGTACAGCAACTGGGATCAGCACTACGCGGCTGCAAGAGCTTGGTTTCGCGTTTGGGCAGTTGGCAGACATCAGCGATCAGCAGGTTAACGAGTCGCTGACTCGGTTTAGCAGGCGGCTTGACCTGGCGCGACGCGAGACCGGCGCAGCCCGCAACGCGCTTGAAGAACTAGGCATCAGCCTAGAGCAAAGCACCGGAGCCGCGCTCAATGAAGTAATCGCCACGCTTGAGGAAATGGGCGAGACGCAGGCGGTGGTCGGCATTGCCTCAGAGCTATTCGGTGACCGAACCGGGCCAGCGCTCGCAGCGGCGCTACAGCAGGGCATTGGCGCGATTGACGCGCAGGCGGAATCCGCCCATCAGCTTGGCGTGATCTTGCGCGAGGAACTTATCCGAGACGCAGAACAGACTGCGGACGAATTCCGAATCCTGTCCATGACGTTGCAGACATCGTTCCAGCGGGCGGTGCTAGAGAACGCTGACACAATCGCGAGCATGGCGCGTGGCCTGCAAAACATGATCGGGTTCGTGTCTGAAAACATTGAGTTGTTCCGGGCGCTTGGTGTGGCTTTGACAACGCTGCTGACTATCCGCGCCGCGCAGTTCTTTTTCTCGCTGAACGCTGCCATGACGGCGGCTGCTGCGGGCGCGGGCGCATTGCGTACTGCCCTGGCGTTTCTTGGTGGGCCTGCGGGCGTGATTGCATTGGCAGCGGGCGCGATTAGCTTTTTCGTCAGCAGAACGTCTGAAGCAGAAACGTCCACCAGATCTTTGAGTGAGCAAGTGGCGCTGCTCACCAACAACATGAATGATCTGCGGCGGGCTGAGATCCAAAGGGCGTTAGTAGACTTTGAGCGCCAGGCAGATAGAGCGCGAAGCGAAGTCAACCGTTTTTCCAATGATGTCCAAAAGGCCCAAAGGCTCTTAGAAGAGAGTGACTTTGGAACGGAGACTCGGTCGCGAAACTTGCGAATCTTGCAAGGTGAGCTTGTCAGAGCAAGCGCAGAACTGTTTGAGGCTGAGGCTGCGATAAGCACTGCCGAACAGGAATTACGCAAGCTAGATGAGACTGTTGACAATTCTGTTGAGGGCGTTGATCAGATAACTACTCAGTTCGTCACCTTGGAACAAGCGATGCGTGACGTTTCTGACGCTGCTCTAGAAGTTGATGATCGCCTTGACAGCGCTTTTGCCGCCGCCATTCCCGCAATCGACCAGCTGCCGCCGCAGATGCGGAACTTGCGGCTACTAGTCGAGCAGACCGGTCAGTCGGCGCAGACCATGGGCGACGAATTCGACCAAGTTGCCGCTCAGATCGAAAGCGCGTTTAGCGATATGTTCCGCGATATCCTGCGGGATGGCGAGGTTGATTTCCAATCGTTCGCTGACAATCTGCTGTCAATCTTCCAGCGCATGATTGCCGACATGGCTGCTGAGCAGATCATGGATGGAGGCTTTCAG